AACGGCCCAGACGCAGACGCAGTTGATCCAATTGATCCTATTACCACAACAGTTATGGATGACACTTCATTCTCCACATCTGAAGGATGGAAAGTTGATAGTGGAGCATTGACCAGCATTGTCAGCCGAGCCCCCACACACGAACCTTATCCTTATCACAATACAGGAGTGGATGCAGAAGTAAATCAAGAAGAAGGCGAACCTGAACCGCCACCAGGAGCAGTGTCTGTACCTGCTGGAGTTGAAATAGAGAGAACAGAATGAGTACTTTTAACTTTACACTACCAGACGGCAAAGCATTCAACCTCAAAGGCCCTGAAGGCATGAGTTTTGATCAAGCTCAGGCTATTTTTAACCAACAGTCTGACTCAGGATCCCTAGTTGGGGTCAAAGTAGGAGGAGCAATCAATGCCGCCACACAAGCTGCCGGAGGACTTGCTGCCGCCAGATCTCAACTGTCTCAAGGCCTAGGTAGGTTAACAGGTGCACTAGGTGTAGGTACTAATTTAAATTCTCTCACATCGTCTTTGGGGCCATTAGGAGCAGCCGCAGCCGGGCAAGCAAAATCAGCCTTAGCAGGTGGCGCCGCTGCCTTTAATTCATTGACCAGTGGAGCAAGTGCTGCCACTGGAGCAATCAGCGCAGGGTTATCTGCTGCCACAGGTGCAGCCGGGGTAGTCACAGGTGCGACCAGTGCAGTCACAGGAGCATTGACTGGTGTGGCAGCACAAGCAGGCAGCGTAGCAAACACCGCAATCAAAACAGTGACTGGTGCCCTGGGACAAAATCCCGTCAGCGGAATTGGCATTGCAGATTTTGCCAAACAGGCACCAGCTTTGGCTGGTCTAGGAAGTATGAGTTTGCCTGATGTGACTGGAACACTGGCACAAGCGGCCAAACTGGTAGGACAAGCCACTGGCGAAATATCAAATACACTGGGTGCTGGCAAGTTTGGTCTTGATGCCACACAGTTAGAAAGAACTGGAATGATCAAGCCAGGCACGGCCGCAACATTTTTAGCTGGAGGGTCAGCTGATCTTGTTGATGTTTTAAAAAGCCCCACAGTGTGGACAGGCAAAGCCGGCGTAAAAAGTCTTGATGGATTACTAAACAATACTGAACTACAAGACAAGCTACAACAAAATTTAATGGCTGACGGAATCGGGGCATTAAAGCAAGCAGGAGTTCCAGTGGACAAATTGACTCCTCAAGCACTGGCAGGAGTGGCAACCAACGCTGCCAAAAGTGTCAGCGATACACTGGCCTGGGCCAAAGGATCTGTTAGTTTGCCAGCATACGTTAAAGCATCGTTTGACAACACAGTGACCAATAGTGCTTTTGCTGTAACTCTCACGCAGACCAAAGTAGATGATTCTTTATTAAAAGAAAAAGTAATTGAACCAGCATCAAACACAGTAAACACTGCGAGTGTAACAGCCGCAGCCAGTCGAGTGGTTGGCAATGACAAGGTTCCTAGCATTTCTGCAACCAACGGCGATAACAGCGCAAAAAGCACTGTGACTGCAGGCCTTGAATTCTTACAAAGCATCTCTTCACAATTACAAAGTTTAACTGCAACTGTGGAAAATTTAAAAACTCAGTCTAGTATTTCTCAAGTGCAATGGAACACAGTCAATGAAGAATTGTTGATGATCAAAGCAACCTATAGCAATAGCGCAACAGGTTATGAACAAGATGCAATTGAAGCAGTTAATTCACTACCAAATTCTGATCCACAGAAAGCTCGACTGTTAGGCTCAGTCAATAGTTTTCGATCTTTGCAGAAGCAGGTCGTTGCTGCCATACTGGTATTGAAAAAAGATATTGCTGACTTGGCCAACAAAATTGTCACATAAATATTACCATGACTACATTCGTTGGCTTCAATACACAAAATCAATACAAAAAGTTTACTCTAATAGACTTTGAATTAATCAAGCGGGATCTGTTGAATGCATTTAACATTCGCCAGGGTCAGCTGCCAGGCCGCCCAGGCTATGGCACAATCTTGTGGGACTACTTGTTTGAAAATCAAATTGAAGCTGTGCAACAAGGTATCATTGCTGAAGTGCAACGAGTAGGTGGTGGCGACCCTAGAATTTACATCAGCCAGGTCAATGTGTATCCGCAATTGAATGGCATGTTGATTGAATTAGAACTGCAAGTTGTAGGCACAACCAATGCAGAAATCCTAAGCATTTTCTTTAACCAACAACAACGCAACGCCACATATGTATAACTGCGTGGTTTTTAATGTCCATAAATAACTTAAAGGTTACTAGGAAATGGCAAAAACCACACGACAAACAGCGATATTTGGAGTTGAAGACTGGAAACAGATCTATCAAACTTATCGCGAAGCAGACTTCCAAAGTTATGATTTTGAAACTCTACGCAAGAGTTTTGTAGACTACCTGCGTTTGTATTACCCAGAAACTTTCAATGACTATATTGAAAGTTCAGAATACATTGCATTGCTAGATGTTATTGCGTTTATGGGCCAAGCAATGGCTTTCCGTACGGACCTTAACACTCGCGAAAACTATTTGGACACAGCTGAACGCCGAGATTCAGTGGTCAAGCTGGCCAACCTTGTGAGCTACACAGCCAAAAGAAACACTGCGGCAGAAGGCCTACTCAAAGTTTTCAACATAACAACCACAGAGAATGTGGTGGATTACAATGGTGTTAACCTCAGCAATGTGACCATCAACTGGGCTGACCCCACAAACTTTGACTGGTTAGAACAGTGGACAGCAGTTATCAACGCCACCTTGGTAGACAGCCAAAAAGTTGGTCGTCCGGGCAACAGACAAACTCTGCTGGGAGTAAACACCAGCGAATATGCCATCAATCTAGTGCCCGGCTTCTTGCCAATCATTCCTTACACTGCCACAGTGGACGGTGTAAACATGCCTTTTGAAGCCATGTCATCCACCAGTGCTGGCCGAGATTACCTGTACGAACCCAGTCCTGTTCCCAACTCCAGCTTTAACATTGTGTATCGCAATGATCAGTTGGGTTTCCAGTCAGCCAACAACGGCTATTTTTTCATGTTCAAGCAAGGATCGTTGCAAAGTCAAGATTTTAACTTGGCCGAGCGTATCAGCAATCGTGTGGTCAACATCAATGTGGAAGGTGTCAACAACACAGACCGTTGGTTGTTCCAGTTGGACAATGTAGGAACTGTCTCTAGAGAGTGGACCTACACTGAAAACATTTACACCGCAGCCGCTGAACAACAGCAACAACTGCGTCCAATCTATTCAACCACCAGTCGTACCAATGACCAAATTACCATGGTGTTTGGCGATGGTGTATTCTCAGAAATTCCTGTGGGCACATTCCGTGCTTATGTTCGTGCATCAAATGGCTTGCAGTATATTATCAATCCTGAAGAGATGCAGAACATTGTGCTGCCTGTCAGTTACATTGACCGCAATGGCAACCTGCAGACAATCACATTCACCTGTGGCATCACACAACCTGTGAGTAATGCACAGTCTCGTGAAAGCATTGACGCAATCAAACAACGAGCTCCTGCTAGATACTACACACAGAATCGCATGGTCAACGGTGAAGACTACAACCTGTTTCCATACACACAATACAACAGCATTATCAAAAGCAAGGCATTGAACCGTGCCAGTATTGGTACCAGCCGTTATCTAGATCTAGTTGACAACACTGGCAAGTACAGTTCCACAAACACTTTCAGCAGTGATGGTGGCATCTGGGAAAACAACATCCTGCCCACAGTGCTGTTTACCTATACCAATCGCAACGAGATTGCGGACTTTATCAGCAACTCAATACAGCCAGCTTTGTTGGAAGCCACAATCAAACAATTCTACTATGCTAACTTTCCTAGAATTGACACTATTAATGCACCAGGTACTTCTACTGTTGGTAGTACCTGGAATCAAAGTACAACATTGGCCAACGAAACAACTGGTTATTTTAAAAATGGTGGCGGAGCACCAGTAGCACTAGGCGACTACAGCAGTACCGACTTCAAGTATGTGGTACAAAGTTGCCTGATTAACTTTGTTGCACCCACAGGTTATTATTTTGATGCCAACAACCGACTCAAAGCTGGTATTCCGACTCGCCCTGAAGAGCGGTTGGAGATTTGGGCTAGTCCTACAAAGATCACTGGCGACGGCGACAATGGTGGAGCAGGCAACTTCTCCAATGGGCAAGGACCAGTCACACTCAACAACTTTGTCCCAACAGGAGCAATAGTTAACGTAGTGATTCCTGTGTATGTTACCACATTGCCATTGGCACTGCAAGATGAGATTCAGCAACAGATTTTGTTGTTGCGTAATTTTGGTCTTGGTTACGATAACGATGGTCTTGTTACAGGCACAGCAGGCACATGGTATTTGATTACTAGCACAAACTTGGATGTTGACTCAACTTGGAGTCAGACTACTCCTGGTCAGGCTGGCAACACGGATGGAGTAAATTCAGATGCCAGCTGGATGGTACAGTTTGTTGTGCAAAATGGCACATACACTGGCACATTCCGTGGCTTGGCCTACTACTTTGGTTCAGTGTTGCAAACACGATTCTTCTTTTACGGCGATCAAAAGATCTACGACAGTCGCACAGGAACCACAATCAAAGACTTTATCAATGTGCTGGCAGTAAACACACAGCCTGATTCATCATCACCATTGCCCGGCGATATCTTTACCACCATCATTGGACAGCCAGTTGAAAGCGATGGCTATGTTGATGACTTCCAGGTACTGGTCAGTTATCGTGACAGTGACAGTGACGGTGTGCCAGACAATCCAGACTTCTTTGACGAAATTGTTGCGCCAGATGTAAACGCCAATCTTAAATTGGTATTCTTGCAACAAACAGTGGACTTTGATAACCTACAACGCTACCTGTTGGTTGAGCCAGGAGTGGTCAATTCAGACTATGGCACCATTGACGATCTAGAATTGGTAAAATTCCAGTACAGTCCAGGACAAGTGTTTTATGCCTACCAACAAGAAACATTCTACCAACTTGAACTAACAGTGGCTGGTGTAAGGACTTTGACAGAACAAACAGGTTGGATTGCAAGAACTGGTCGCCAGGCATTGTATTTCCAGTACCGTCACAACTCCCCCCTGACCAACCGTATTGATCCAGGTACAACCAACATCATTGACATTTATGTAGTGACATTGTCCTACTACACAGCATACCAAAACTGGTTGCGTGATACCACAGGCACAGTCACACAACCGACTATTCCCACCATTGATGAGTTGTCAACTGCCTATCAAGGCCTGCAAGATTACAAGATGTTGAGTGACAACATCGTGATCAACTCCGTGATATTCAAGCCGTTGTTTGGCCCCAAAGCAAGTTCAACTTTGCAGGCCACAATCAAGGTGATTCGTGCTCAAAATTCAGTTGCAAGTTCAAGTGAGATCAAGAGTTCTGTATTGGCAGCAATGAATGAATATTTCAGCATTGACAAATGGAACTTTGGCGACACATTTTATTTCTCAGAACTGGCTGCCTATCTGCATAGACAGCTGGGAACAATCATCAGTTCAGTGGTTCTGGTACCGCTGGACACACAAAAATCGTTTGGTGACCTGTACGAAATTCGTTCAGAGCCCAACGAAATCTTTGCCAACGCGGCTACCATTGACAATATTGAAGTTATTGAAGCGTTGACCAGTACCAACTTGCGTACTGCCCCAGGTAGTGGAGTAATTTAATGGCCCGAATTCGTAGTGTAGATTTTTTACCAGAAATTTTTCAGACTGATGCCAACAAGCAATTCTTGGCAGCCACACTTGATCAGCTGATTCAAGAACCCCAGTTTAAAAAGACTCAAGGTTATATTGGCCGCACAGTTGGCCCGGGTGTTAACCCCAATGACAAGTATGTTATTGAACCGTCAGAAGTTCGCAATGAGTATCAATTGGAACCAGGGATTATTAGTCTCAATCCCAACAAAACAACTGAGATCAAAAACGCTATCACCTATCCAGGGCTAGCTGATGCATTGACATTCCAAGGCGCAGATGGTACACGCCCTGACCGACTGTATTCAAGCGAGTACTACACATGGGATCCATTTGTTGACTTTGATACACTGGTAAACTTTTCTCAATATTTTTGGATTCCTGAAGGCCCTGCAGTGGTTGAAGTGGCCAACGCTGGTATTCCATTAACTGAAAACTTTGTTGTTACCAAAGCCAATGGCGCATACACCATCAGCGGTTCTACTTTGAAGAACCCAAAGATTCAACTGGTGCGTGGCGGCAACTACACATTCCAAATTGATCAAGACAGTCAATTTTGGATTCAAACCAATCCTGGTATTGCTGGTGTTAATCCAGCACACCCTAATATCACAGCTCGTCAGGTACTTGGTGTCACCAACAATGGCACCGACAATGGCACTATAGCATTTAATGTGCCATTGAAAACAGCACAAGAGTTCTTTTACTCAATGACTGACATTGGAGGAGTTGATTTAGTGACTTCGTTGGCATTTGATCAAATCAACGGAGCAGAACTAAATGCATTCATTGCCCAATACGATGGCATTGATGGTATTATCAACCTTGACACTAGAACTCTGATATTTGATAGAGATGATGTTGACCAATCTATATGGCAAATTAGCTATGTGGTAGTGGGTGGACTTACCTACCTACAGTTGAATAACATTTTACCAGTTGCTAGATTAAATCGTTTTACAATTCAATTTGGCACTCAGTGGTCTAACACTTTCTGGTACAAAGACGACACTGGTTTCTTTATTGAAATGCCATTGTTGACTGCGGTGCTTGACACGCTGTACTATCAAGACAGTGTGAACCCAGATATTTTTGGTCGCATTGATTTAATTGAACAAAGCAATACAAGCCCCATCAACATCAATGACATTGTTGGCAAGCCAAATTACACCAGTCCCAATGGTGTGGTGTTTACTAATGGACTAAAAGTAAAATTTCAAAGCAATGTGTTCCCTGCCAGTTATGGCTCGGGCTCGTTTGCAATTGAATGTTATGGTACAGTTTCAGGATTGAATCTAATCACCACTGATTCAACTGCGGATCTGGTGCCTGGGCAGCAAATTGTGTTCCCAGGCGATGTGTTCGGCGGTATTGTGACAGATACTACCTATTATGTGCGCACAGTATTCACTAACAGTCAGTTCTCTATCTCAACCGTTGAAGATGGTCCGGCGTTGCCGTTGACCACAGCCGCAGGCACGATGCCAGCCATTGCCACACAGTTGAACGAATACTATGTGGCCGGAGTTGGCACAGCCATTCAGTTGTTACCAGTTACTAATTTTATTGTACCTGAAACTTATGCAACAGATTTCAATGACAACACTGCGTTGATAGATCCAGCAGAAGCTGATTACCTTACTATCAATAGAGACAGTCCAGACCTTAATGCCTGGAGTCGTAGCAATCGTTGGTTCCACATTGATGTATTGAACGCCACAGGACAATACAATGACACACCTGTAATACTAGACAGCTACACCAGAGCCAAGCGCCCAATTCTTCAGTTCCGTGGTGGTATTCGTTTGTTCAACATGGGAACCGATGGCAAACAACCAGTTGACACAATTGACTTCTCAGAAACTGATGCGTTAAGCAACATTGAAGGCGCAACCAGTTACTCTGTCAATAATTACACTTTTGTTGACGGCAGCCGGGTGATATTTGCCGCTGACACAGATCCCACAGTTCGCAACAAGATTTACATTGTAAACTTTGTGAGCCCAGACAGCGGAGAAGATGGCAGCACTATTGCTCAGCCTATTATCAATTTGGTTCCTGCTGGTGACGGCCAAGTGCTGGTGGATCAATCCACAGTGGTCATTGCTGGCACACAACTGGGACAAACCTATTGGTACGATGGTACAGACTGGATTGAAGCGCAAGAAAAAACAGCAGTACAACAAGCTCCTTTGTTTGATATATTTGATTCAAACAACATAAGCCTGGGCAACCAAACAGTATATCCAAGTTCTACTTTTGTTGGCACCAAATTATTCAGCTATGCAATTGGTTCAGGCAACGCTGATCCAGTATTGGGTTTCCAACTAAAATATCTAACACTAAGCAATGTTGGCGACATTGTGTTTGACAATAACTTGTATGCAGACACATTTGTGTTTGTGCGAGACAATGTAAGCTCAACTCAAAACATCAGCACAGGTTTTGTATACGAGTATGTTGACAGAACAGTGCATGAGAGATTGTTGGGATGGCAAACAGCCGTTACTCCTAGCCTTATTAGACAACAGTTTAAGTTTACCTATTCAGGACTGCCATTAAAATTAGATATTGCAGTATTGCCCAGCACAGAAACTGTAGTGCCGCCGGTGCAGGTGTTTGTGGGATCTGTGTTTAAAGATCCAGGCACATACACAGTGACCATTGACAGCACATACAACACAACAACCATTGCCTTTACTGATGAACCAGCAGTTGACGAAATTGTTGAAGTATTGGTACTGAGTGATCAAACAAGTTCGCAAGCATTCTATCAAGTGCCGATCAACTTGCAACAAAACCCATTCAATGGCAACAGCACTTATTTTACACTGGGCACAGTTCGCACACACTACGAAAGTATCTGTCAGAATTTAACCACGCTGGTTGGCAAGATCAACGGATCTAACAACACCAGAGACCTTGGCAATATTGTTCCTTATGGATTGATTATTCTCCAACAAAGTTCCCCATTGACTTTGTCAGGGTACTTCTTGCGGTCTGACCAGTATAACATTTTTGGTGCATTGGAATACAACAGCAGAGAATATCAAAAGTACAAAAATCAATTGTTAGAGGCAGTGACTCGACAAATGATTGAATTTGAAAATACCAGTGTTGTTCTTGACACTGTGATCGCAGAAATAACACTAGGCAGAATAGAAGAAAATCCATTCTACTGGAGTGATATGTTGCCTGCAGGATCTGTGTTTGACACAACAACATATACAATTTCTTACACTACCACAGATATCTTTGACACATTGTATGTTCACAACTACACATCTGCCAATTATTTGGGCTTGAATGTGTACTTGAATGGCCGTATACTAACAAGAGATCTAGAGTATTTTGTAAGCACAACTGGACCAACATTTACCATTGCACCTGCGTTGTACAGCACCTTGGTCAATGGCGATATTATCACAGCACAAGAGTACACAGCAACATATGGTACCTTTTGTCCAAATACTCCTACCAAGTTGGGACTATATCCTGCTTGGCGTCCGGAGATTGTACCGGTCAAAACCAGCGCAGGTGCAACACTGGTCATTCTAGGGCACGACGGAAGCCAAACTCCACTGTTCAATGACATTCGTGATGATGTGCTGTTAGAATTTGAAACAAGAATTTACAACAATCTCAAATTGGATGATAATCCTGTGCCATTGACAATTGCAGATGTGCTGCCAGGTCAATTCCGCAACACTGGGTACAGTTTTGATGAAATCAACAACATACTGGCCACAGGATTGTTGACCTATGTTGGTTGGAACAAACTTGATTATACTCAGCAAGAATACAATGCAAGCAACCCTTTTACTTTTAACTACAGTCAAACAAAAAACAAACTAGATAACCAGAATCTTCTGGGAGCCTGGCGCGGTATCTATCGTTATTTCTATGATACTCAACAGCCTGAACTGACACCTTGGGAAATGATCGGTTTTACAGTCAAACCAGTCTGGTGGGAACTTACCTATGGACCTGCACCTTACACTGGCGACAACTTGGTGTTATGGGAAGACATGAGTCAAGGTCTAGTTCGAGATCCTGTTGCCCCTTACATACTACCAAAATATGTGCGGTCAGGTCTTACTGAAGTAATTCCAACAGACAGCGAAGGTGCATTACTAAGCCCGTTGTTGTCGGTGGCAGGAACAATTGCAGACAACACTTTCCAAGCATCCTGGGCAGTTGGCGATGGCGGCCCTGTCGAAGCTTCTTGGTGGAACTCTAGTGACTATCCTTTTGCAGTCATGAGATTGCTGGCATTGACTCGCCCAGCTGAATTCTTTGCACTGTTTGCTGATCGAGACCTGTACAAATACAATGCTGAATTTGGACAGTTTTTGTTGAATGATCGTTATAGATTAGATGCCAATGGTGTGCAAGTGTACGGAGACGGAGTCAGCAAAGCCAGTTACATTGACTGGATTGTGGATTACAATCGTGTGTTGGGTCGAGACAGCACACAAGATCTGCAAGATGACCTGGCCAACTTGGATGTGCGTTTGTGCTACAGAATGGCGTCCTTCTCAGACAAACAGTATATTAAATTATACACTGAAAAGTCCAGCCCTAACTCAGTCAATACCTCATTGTTGATTCCAGACGACAGCTACGATTTACTGGTGTATAAAAATCAACCTTTTGATCGCAGTATCTACAGTTCTGTGGTTATTCAGATAGTAGCTGACGGATGGGCAGTATACGGTTACAGTACCACTCGCCCATACTTTAACACACTCACTGGAATCCCAACAGGACAATTTAGAACATTCACTGTTGGTACTGAACGCATACAAGTTCCGGCCAACTACAATCAAACAATCACTCAAGTACCTTATGGGTATGTGTTTAATTCAGAAAGTGCTGTGGCCAACTTCTTGTTGAGCTATGGCAAGTTGCTTGAACAACAGGGTTTTGAATTTGCTGATCGTGCCAATGGTTATGCACTTGATTGGTCACAAATGGTACAAGAATATTTGTACTGGGTACAACAAGGATGGGGCGAAGGCACACTGCTGAACTTGAATCCGCTGGCTGGCAAGCTGTCAGTTACCAAAGCTCAAGCTGTGGTTGATACTATTACTGCACAAACTTCTGAACACTTGGTGTTGGATCAAAACCGCAAAGACTTCCCCATTAGAGATCTCAACATTGTGCGACTGGACAACACATTTACAATTGAGCCATTGAACAATCAATCAATCAGTTTTATTGACATGCGTTATACCAATTTTGAAAGCATGATTGTGTTGAACAATGTCAGCTTGTTTGGCGACTTGATTTATCAACCAATCACTGGTGCAAGACAAAGCAGATTGAATCTTGTGGCAGTGACTTCCACTGAGTGGAATGGCAGTGTTGATGCACAAGGCTTTATCCTCAATCAAAACAACATTGAAGAATGGTCAGGCCTAAAAATATACCCCAAAGGTGAGTTAGTAACTTACAAAGGAGCCTATTGGAGTGCGGCCACAATTGTACAACCAAGTACAAGTTTCAATTATAACGATTGGAATCAAAGTGATTACACATTGATCCAACAAGGCCTATTGCCCAACTTGGCCAACAAAGCAGATCAACTGGCCAACAGTTACAATATCAATTCAGCCAATCTTGAAGGTGACAATGATTTACTGAGCTATGGATTGATTGGATTCCGTCCACGCCAATACTTTACTGCATTAAATCTTGATGATGTAAGCCAGTTGAATGTCTACAGACAATTCATTGGATCAAAAGGAACAATCCTCAGTGCAGACCTTATTGGACAAGCACAGCTGGGCAAAGAAGCAGCCGAGTACACCATATATGAAAACTGGGCAGTACAACGCTCAGTGTACGGCGCAAATGCCAACCGCAGTTTCTTTGATTTGCGCTTGAATCGCGGATTGCTGACCAGCGACCCTGCACTGGTACAAGTGGTTGAACCAAATCAATCAAGTCAGGCTGATCAAGCAATTTTGTTGAATGATGTGTGGAACAGTAGTTTTAAATTAACCACCCCTAACATCTTGCCAACCACCACAATATCGCCTACAGATTCGGCATTGCCCACTGCTGGTTATGTGAACTTAGATGATGCTGACATCACAGTGTTCAGTCTTGATGATCCTGCGTCACTGAGTACAAACCTAAACAGCATTAAATCTGGAACAAAAATTTGGGTTGCCAAAGTCAACGACTATGACTGGAACATTTATCGTGCGCAACTGGTGCCGGGACAAATACAACACATCTGTGACAACCTCAATGGAACCTGCAGAGTCATATTCTCAGACCAACACGGTTTAAGCACCGGTGATCGATTGATCATTAGATTCTTTGATGCCGCGGTTGATGGGGTGTATCGTGTGCAAAGTGTCTCAAACTTGACCACAGTAAACATTGCGTTATCATTGGAAGGCGGCCGCACAGTCATTGACGGAACTGGTATTGGATTTACACTGGCTACCATGCGTGTGAGCCAGTCCAGTGACATTATTGATTTGTCATATGCATTACAAATTCAACCAGGCGCACAAGTTTGGGTAGATGACAACGGCAGTGGACTATGGGAAGTACTGGAAAAAGAAAATCCGTTTGACGATAGAACAATACTACAGCCCAAAATTGAAACAGCCAATGAGTTTTTTGGATCAAGTGTTACTCAAGCTGTTGACCGGTTGTTGATACTGGTTGGCAGTCCAGGGTACAACAGTGCAGTTGGCGGAGTGTATGTTTATGCCCGAGACGAGTCTAATATATACACTCCGGTTAGCCCATTGGGAACATTAGATGATGTATTGACTTTGGCTACCACTGGATTGTTTGGATACGGGAATGATGTAGATTTTGGTAATCGCACATGGGCTGTGGCTGGCGCCAGCGCAAGTTTAGGGCCTAGTAGCCAACCAGACAATGGCTATGCAGTTGTTTTAAACAACAACTTGTCTGTGGTAAATCAACAACAATTGCTGGTACAACCAGGAACAACAAATACAACTACCCCTGGCGCAGGTGAATTTGGGTATTCTGTTGCAATGAGTCTTGACGAGCGTTGGATGTATGTTAGCGCACCGGGTCTAAATGAAGTGCATGCTTATGGCCGCGTTGACTGGAATAGTCAGATTATCAAATATATTTCTGACGGAATTGTTGATACTGTTGAATTGACTGACACAATTCAAATTGACAACCAAACACAATTAACAGTTCAAGCCGGCAGTGTGTTGTTTCAGTATGGAGTTGATTACACCATCAATGGCAGCTTTTCTGAATTGACTTTTATCAATGTACCAGCCGAAGACGCAACAGTTGTGATACAACGAGTTACAAGTCTGTCACTAATTGGTGGGTCAGCATCTTACTCATTGGCAGCATTGTTTACAGCTGACAATATCTATTCATTCTCTGTCAAAATCAACGGAATTTTACAACGCCCGTTTATCGACTACATTTATTCCGCAGGTAATTTGGTATTCTATGCAACACCAGGTGCTGGCACAGTGGTTGTAGTAACTGCTGGCGGGTATTTCCAATATGTTGATACACTAACAGTTGCTAGCTTGAGTGCTGGAGATAGATTTGGACACAGCATACAATGTGGCACCGACGGCAGACAAGTGATCATTGGATGTAGAAATAACACAATCAATGGCAATACAGAAGCTGGTGCAGTGTATGTGTTTGATCGCAATGTACAAAAATTTATTATCAATGGCAATAGTGTAACCAACACCGGTTCAGTAACCATTGGCAATGTGTATTCTATTACAGCACTTGGCACAACAGATTTTACAGATCTAGGTGCCACTACCAACACAGTTGGAACTTACTTTGTGGCCACTGCAGATGGCACAGTTGCAGCCACAGGCATGGTAGAAGGAACATCTTATACTATCACATCATTGGGCACCACAGACTTTACAGATTATGGCGCCGCAACCAACACAGTTGGCACAGTTTTTGTAGCAACCGGCGCTGGTACAGGTACAGGTCAAGTATGTCTTGGCTCAGGTCAAGTTATCAACAACTCCGTGACTGTGCTGAATACATTTACAGCACCAATAACAGTCATTGCCAACAACATGTTCTTGGTAAACCAGCCAACCACAACATTGACTGCAACAAATGTATTCACCATTGATGATTCAGATTCTGTAACACTCTATACTCCGCTGGCAGTGGGAGATGTGGTTGAAATTGAAACAAATCAATTTGAATTACAACAACAGATTACGCAAAACACAGTTGCTGGATTTGTAAACTTTGGACAATCAGTTGATTTTTGCCCAAATAATTGTAGCATATACACCGGAGCACCACAAGACAGCACTGTGGCATTCAAAGGCGGTGTGGTACAACGCAACGTCAACCAGCCTAGCATATTTGGCACAATCACTGCTGGCGTAGCAAATCCATCGTTGACAGTTGGTGATACTCTGCGAGTAAACAATGTTGATTGTGCAGTCCCAGCAGCAGTCGCAGGAATCACAAGTTTGCAAGGACTGGCCAACAATATCACTGCCAATGCACCCAATGCCACAGCTACAGTTAGTGCCAACGGTTACTTGACTATCACTGTTACTAATTCTGCGGCTGCAGGGCCTACTGATCAACTGCAAGTTGCTCCAGGAACTGTAATTGGCACCACTGGTGCATTTGATGATCTTGAGTTTGAAACTTATGTTTATACTCAGACTATTGAAAGTCCTTACCCTGTGGATTTTGGCGCATTTGGTTATTCAGTTGCTGTCGACGATACTGCAATTAATCTAGTGGTAGGCGCTCAGAATGGTACATTGTACCTGCCGAACACATTTGATTACGATGCTGTACTAAAAACAGCCACCACAACATTTGATGGCAATGGCACAACATTCTTTAGTCCAGTGATAGAAAGTGGTACAGTTTACACTTATGATTATTTTCCAAGTGTGAATGAATCATTGGCAAACCCAGGAAAGTTTGTGTTTGGTCAGCAGATTGGTATCAACTCAGTTGAAGCAAAGTCACACTATGGTACTTCGATCAGTTACAATTCGGGTATATTGATTGTGGGAGCACCACGCAATGATCCAACGGTTGATGCATCTGACATCACCGCAGGACTGGCATATACAATTACCAAAATTGGCACAACCGACTTCACAGCAATTGGTGCTACTACTAATTCAATTGGCACTGTGTTTATTGCCACAGGTGCCGGTACTGGAACAGGTACCGCCACACAAAACGAATTTAATTTAGGTGCAGTGTTTGTGTTTGAAAATCAAACACGAGTTCCTGCCTGGACAGTCAAGTATATTCAACAGCCCACAGTTGATGTCAGACTGTTGAATTCTGTCTACATGTATGATCAAGTGACCAGTGCAAAATCTGAGTTCTTTGATTTCTTTAATCCGCTACAAGGCAAAATCCTTGGAGCCGCACAACAAAATCTTGACTACATTGGTGCAGTTGATCCAGCACAGTACAATGTGGGTGTGGTAAACAACATTGGCCAAACTTGGGGAGCTGAACATGTGGGCGAAATGTGGTGGGATATTAGCACAGTTCGATTTATTGATCCCAACCAGGACAGCATTGTTTACGCAAGCCGTCGTTGGGGACAGGTGTTTCCTGGCAGCCGAGTAGATGTATATCAATGGGTACAAAGTTCAACCCCACCAGCCAATTACACAGGAACTGGCACACCATTGAACACACTCAGCTATGTGGTCAATACTCGTCTCAACAGAGAAGGCACATTCCTCACAGAATATTACTTCTGGGTTAGAAATGTAGTAGAAACATACACACAGCAAGGCAAGAGCTTGAGCAGTGTGGTGGTGGCAAGTTACATTGCAAACCCCAAAGCCAGTGGTATTGCCTACATTGCTCCTATCAATGCCAGTACTATTGCCATCTACAACGGACTCGAATATGTTGAAGCATTTGACACTATTATCAGTATTGAGTTTGATCAGATCTACAACGATGCCAACATTCACACTGAGTATGAACTTATTCCACAAGGCAGAGCCGATGGATTCTTGAGCAACAACTTGTATCGTAAATTGCAGGATTCATTCTGCGGAGTTGATACATTTGGTAACTTGGTTCCTGACCCCAACCTGTCCCCAAGTCAACGATATGGTGTACAATTCCGTCCACGACAAAGTATGTTTGTGAACAGATTTGCCGCATTAAAAAATTATATTGTTCGATCAAATTCTGTATTTGCCTTGTATCCGTTTAGCGAAAATGCTAACTTTGCATTGTTGAATAGTGCAGATCCTGAACCAAGTGCAAACTCAGGTGAATGGAATTTAAAAGTAGCAAACATAGAAATTCTCAGCTATCAGAATATCAATGCTGTACCTGTTGGCTATGCTTATCTGGTTGAATCAGACAGTACCAACAATGGTTTATGGACCATTTACACAGTGGTATTCAATGGAGTCACTCGCAGTCTATTATTGACACGGGTACAAAACTACAGAACTAATGACTATTGGACCTACATCGACTGGTATTTGCCAGGATACAATTCCAGCACCAAGGTCTTGTACGAAGTCCCCAATTATGCGGCGTTGGC